GAGGGATTCTTTTCTACATGTAGAAGTTTTCTTTTACATGTCCCGAACGTCCTCGATTGTCGTGAGGAGAACCGAGACGGAGAGAAAGTTGTTGTGAGGCGTGGCGCCGCCTGTAAGAGCGCTTAGGGTCGGGAGAACATCGGCCGACTGCGTACCCCCTGACATGAGGTCGCAGACTAAGGGTCGTTTTGATACTGCTGGCAAAGTCCTGAGAGAAGCACAGATAACTGCGGAAAGAATTCCGAGAGCGTACGCGTCGTGGCGTTGTTCATATCGGAGTTCTGCAGAAACCTGCCTTATGGCTGGAATTGTTTCCGGTTCGGAGCTGGGTGTTTCATCCGGTGAAAATGTTCTTTTGATGACTCAGCAGTAAAAATTCGATTACGAAGACCAGTGATTGTTACGGTATGAGACCGGACGTGAGATTAACGAAATATGAGTAGTGACTCGTTTACGCTCAGATGTTCGATTGCTCGGTGTTTGCAGGAAAAACACTTAGCCTCAAGTCTTGGTAATATAAGACAATACAATACAAAATAGAAACTTTTTGGCGGGATTTTCGGCCTAGTTAAGCCTACCCGTTTTTGGCTCCATCGGAGGATAAATCAACGTGCAGCATGGACAGACTAAACAAACAAAACAAACAAAACCAAACCACACCGAGCGTTGAGGTCAGTGAGACAGTGTGTGTAGTAAAACACACTCGTAATTCGTGTAAGCGTGATGTAAAAATAGATTGTCGTAAAAACTTACTTTTGTTGTCTAGTGTTAGAACCAGCTGGTACATAGTTAATCCGACGACGACTACGGTCAAAGCGGTTAGCAAAAACCAGTTTACCCAATGTAGAGGAAGTTGCTTTATGTTTGATGGCGTGCAGTTCAAAGTGGTAGAGGGCTCTCGAGCCCAGGGATTGGCCACATTGTCTAAGTTTAGGTTGTCTTTTAGAGACCAAGTACAAGACGGGATTTTAGTAGAAATGCTTAGGAAAGACGATCGTAGGGCTAAAAGGTCGTATGACGTTTTTGCACCCGAAACGCACCGCAAGACGGTGGCTAGAGCGACAGTGAGTGAGATTGGAAACAGTTTTCGTTCAGAGATGTTATCCGCTGTGAGTAGTAAATTGCGAGAACTAACTGGCAACTGCGAGAGATTTATGGGCGGTATTCGCACTATCGTGAGTGGAGTGAGCAGCATTGGGGATGTGTCGAGAAAGATCAGCGAGAATGGAGGCTTAGTCAAACAATTGGTGCTGGGAGTAGCTAGTCTATTCCTGAAGTTTCAACAAGTGTGTGCCGGTGGTATGAACTTGTATTTGTTGTTGGACGCGATGGTTGAAATGTACAGAACGTTTGTTGTAATGCAAGATTTAGGTACTAGTTTTAGGGCGGAATTCGGATTAGAATCGTTGTTAGCATTAGCGACTATGATTTTGCCAAGAGAGTTGTACGAGATAGTGAAGCGCATGCAATTATTTACAAATTCGAAGTTTCTTGACGACGCTAGTGGGGCGTTTAAACTCTATTCTATCGTCGTTGATTACTTGGCGGCGTTAATGGGGTTGTTACCATTTAAGGTTCCAGACGCCGTAAAGGCTTTTGTTGAAGATATCGGAGCGTTCAACCATTATGGGAAGTTGTACCAGATGGGAAAGTTGTTCAAACAATGGCAAGATAGACCAGCTATGGTCGTAGAGGCGAGTTTCCGAGCGAATTTCACGGATTTATTAGCGCACTTTGAGAGCAACTTAACCGCGCGAGAGTGGTTGAGAAGATCACCGGGTGCGCAAAAGAAGTACGAAGATTATGTACGTTTGCGGGCGTGCATTCTTTCTTATGAGCAAAGCTCTAGGATCGAACCGAGTTGCTTTGTCTTCGAAGGTCCCCCAGGGTGCATGAAGACCGTGAACATGACGAGATTGATAGATTATCTCGGCAGGAGCAAGTACTGCCACATCACTAAATCAGCACAAGACGGTAAGGATTTCTTCGACACTTACAATGGAGAGGAGATCTACTATAGTGATGACGTGGGCATACAAGGCGCGTCGCAATGGAGACCAATCATTAATATGGTGTCCTCAACTAAGACGCCGCTTGACGTTGCAGCTGCTCATTTGAAAGATACCAAGTATTTTACCAGTCCCTTAATTTTTCTAACGACCAATTGCTTTTCGAAGCTCTCAGGTCTGACGAAAGCTGATTGCATTGAGAATGTAGAGGCGTTGTGGAGAAGGGGTTTTGTCTTCGACTTTGCGGCAGTAAAGAGAGAAGGAGGACTAACCAAAGGCAGAGTTCAATTTAAATACTTCACACCTGGCATAGGGTGGAGGAATGAGTTACCCGCGTATGTGTTGGAGCACAGAGTTAGGAAGTACGGCGCAGGGGTGACGATACTCGAATCGAGTTGTGAATCAGCTCGTTGGGAATCTTTAATCGCGTGGATGAGCGAAATAGTGGAAGACATAGAAGCTATAAAGAGCG